CAACGGCTATTACACCTGCCCGCAGAACGGGCGCGAGATGGCGAAGTACCTAACGGAAAACAAGCTCGCCGTCACTCGCAAAAACTTGGATTTAGCTTTTGAAGCGCTGAAGGATACACTCGTATCGAAGCCTCAAGAGCAAGCACCACCTGCGGACTCCACGCAGCAGCAACCACCGTCCACTCGGACAGAAACACCCAGATCGACAGGCGTTATTCCCGGCCAGTTCCAAGGCACTCGCCCCGGAGCACAAGCTGAGAGGCAGCCGTTGACGCGGGACAGGTTCCGCCAGATCGACAAAATGGGACATGACGAATGGATGCGCTTTCAACGTACTAACGTGAAAGAAGCCCAAGCGTTTCTCTCCATGAAGCACGGGGCGCAACCGCAGCAGTAAAACTTCTCACCTTCAGTGAGATGAAATGCCTTCACCATCACAAGCCAGTAACACCGTTTCTACGCTTGTTCAGGCGCAGATCACGGAGTTCGACAAGAACTTCGTCGATAACCTGAAGGGCAATACCCCGCACCTCCGCTGCATGGAGATTCGTGAACAGTCGGAACACAGCGGCATCAATCACGCGCTGTTCATGTATCAACTTGCGGTACCGAGTGGAACGACCAACCCGCCGGGACAGGGCTACATTCCGCAGCAGATCGCGGACGGTACGCTCAGCGATCCGTTGCAGTTAACTGTCAACCAGCAGAACTCCCAGCTGGGCGAGTATGGCGACTTCGCGACGATTTCCGCGTTTGCGCAGTTTGCCGCACTCGATGACACCACGCTGAACACGGGCAAAGAGCTTGCGTTCCGCGCGGGCCTTGGCCTCAACGACCTAGGTCAGTCCGTCACCGACACCCTGAACTCCACCGACTCCACGGTACTGAATCAGATCACGTCGGGCGCGGCGCTGGACCTGGCCACGATCCGCGGCGCCAAGCAGTCGCTCGTTTTCCGTTCGTGCCAACCGGTTCGCGCAGGCAAGGCTTGCGGCGTCATTTGCCCACTCGTCCTCGGCGATCTCTGGGCAGGCACCACGGTCAACAATTCGGCAGTGGACTTCTGGAAGTACACGCAAGGCGGGCAGGACAAGTTCGACGACATGGCTGGTTCCGAACAGGACGAGCCGATCGAACTCCCCGGCACGCAGATCGTGTTCTACCAGTCGCCCTACGTCACCCAGCAAGCCAACCTCAACGGCCACGGCATCGCCTACCGCACGTACATCTACATGAACCAGGCGGTCATCGCCATCTTCGCCCGCGTTCCGGGCGATTCCAACATGGAAGATGGGAATTGGCGAGCCATCAAGGTGAATCTAACGCGCAATCTGCCGTCCAGCGCGTTCGATCCACTGGCCACCATCGGCAACATCGCCGGTTACCGCTACCACGTTACTTTCTCGCTGCCGCCGGACACCACGATGCGCGCGCGCGAAATTGACAGCGTGTCCGCGTACAGCTGACCCTCATGGCCGACGATCTCGACATCCTCAAAACCTCTGCTTCTGCCGATATGGGCGGGGGTGTCGAGATTCCGGCTGCTCACAACGAAAAAACTTACGATCTCATCAAGACGGCCAAACAAGAATTAGCCGATTGGCACGTTCAATGGGGAAAGAAGCCGGAGAAGGATTCGCGCGCTGATGAGAAATTGGCAGCCCTGCGCGAAGATACCGCTGAGCGTCTAAAAGCTTACATTCCCGCAGCATTGGGAGACGAAAAGCATCGCATTCGCAATATCATGTCGCTGTCGGAATTCTGCCGGAAGCTGAACAACATTCTAGGCCCTGCCGCCGATCTTGGCTCCCGCATTTTCATCAACACGCCCCCGCCTGTTCCCGGCTTCGATAACGAGAAGATGAAGGGCCTGTTCATCAAAATGCGCGGTATGGACATGTTCACGTATCACGACGATTTGCCGCCGGGCTGGAAAAAGATTTGCACAGTCCAGAATCCCTACATGAGCGAGTGGGGAATTATGAATCGCGACTCTCACGGCGCATTCAGAAGCTGGAAGTTCATCGGCTGGCGCGGGCAAGTGCTCTTGCGGCTCATTCTCGCTGGAGCCATCACGGAAGAAGAGGCGCACGCGGAATTTGGCGTTCCACAGGGCGTTGAAGTAGACCGCGAATATCTAAAAATTCTGACCAACTGGAGAAAAAATGGGCAAAGACCAAACTAACATCCCCGGCGAAATGAGCTTGGACGACCAGCTCAAAGCGATCGAACTGGAGGAGCGCAAGCAGGCCCTCGAATCGCGCAAACTTCAGGACGAACTTGCCCGCATAACTCTCACGGAGAAGCGGCAGGAAGTTGAGACAAAGAAAAACAACAAAGAGCGCGGGATGCGCGATGCACTCGATGCAATCAATGCGGCGAAGGCTGTAAAAGAACGCTGCAATCATCACACGGGCGGCGAAGGCGGGATTGCCGTAAAAAATGGCATGGGCGATCTGGACCGGCCCACATGTATCGGCGCGCAGAAGTTTCTCGATGACACGATTCGTTTGTCTTGCGCTCGCTGCGGCGACGAATGGCGTTCGAATGATCCCGATCGCGCGCGCTGGGCAAAAGGCGTTGAGCTTTGGCGCAAGTCCGTTAACAAACAGATGATGGTCGTGGGCGGTTTGAAGTTCACGAAAGTCGCTCAGGTAGCCTAACGTGCCCATCACTTTCACGGGACAAAGCATCTACGATTCACTGCGAGTGATGCCGGACTTGGCTCCGGTATTCAACTCGCAGGTGTCGGGCTTCTCGCTCGAGCCCATGCTGACCATCCTCAACGAGACGATGGCCTACATGCTGGGACCGAATTTCCCGTGGAAGTTCAACGAAATCGAGGTCGCTCCGTTTCTCATCAACTCCTACCAGCAGGATTACGCGACAAACAATACGAACATCGGCTATTTGCAGGCTGGCGATTGCCTCGACGTAAACAACACGGTCACTTCTAAGGCGTTGCCACAAGTTCGCATCGTTCGTGACCTGCCGCGCATGACGACTTGGCCTTCTCTGCCGCCTCAGTTCTATGGGCCGATGGTGTTCTGTGTTTGCTGGCGCTACAACAGCCAGCTTTACTATGGCACTTGGGGCGCAGCCAACGCCGGCAGCGGAACGCGCGGCAACAATCCAGTCGCGCATTCGGTTTACACAAATCCGCTCGGCGTCGGCACGAACATGCCATTCAATCCCATCACGCAAATCAAAGATGCGAATGGGAATTTGCTTGTTCTCACGGGATTCGGCACGGAAGGCACGACGGCTCCCGTGGCTCCGGCGAACTCCACAGCAGGAACGATCGCAACTCCGGGCTCGGGCGCGACGACGCAATGGACAGTAGTCGATCCTCTGGCACAAGGGTTTCGCATCTCGCCTCCGCCATCGCAGACAGGCGTTGTCTGGCAATTCAATCTACGCGCGCAGGCGATGCCGCCGCCACCGTTCACCAATCTCAACGCATTGCTCGCCCCGATCACGGATGACTACATTCCGTATTTCCGACAGGGTTGCATTACAACGACCTATCGCTATTCTCCCGAAGAGAAAGTGCGCCAGAAATACGACAAAGAACTGCAAATCTGGGAAGCGCGGCTCAATCAGGGCAAGATGCAGGGCGATCGTGAACCCGAGAGCTATTCGTTCATTCCAACTGGTGGCATCGTCGCCGGGCCAAGTACGGGCATGATTACGCCAGGCAATCCGTGGGGTTTTCCGACGTGAGCGAAACGATTACAGCCACGATCGCAGCGGTACAAAGCAGCCTAGGTTATTGGGTGCCAACCGTTGGGACGAACAATGAACCTGCGATCACTTCCGCGAACAATGTGCAGCAAGTGATGCTCGCTCCTCCATTCAAATGGTCATGGAACCGGAATAGCCTGACTTTCAATACAGTTGCCGGAACGCAGGATTACACATCAAGCGTCACGGACTTCGGCTATGCAGAGACAGCAACCATCGCATATCCCGGCAATTCACGGATCGTCTCGTTGAATGTCCTGAATCATACGCCGCTAGGCGAAAGCATCGACCAGCAGGTTCCGGCGACTATCGGCGTTCAGCAAAACACGGTGGGAACAAGCGTAAAGTTCAGATTTCTCGGCGTTCCCGACAAAATTTATGCCGTGGTGGTCTGGTATCAAAAGTTCTCGCCAAAGATTTCCGCTCTCAGCGATACATGGGTTCCACCGGATTTCATGGGGTATATCTATCAGCGCGGTTTTCTCGCGGAATTGTACGAAGCATTCGCTCAGCCATCGCTTGCCGCGCAACAGAGAGCGTCATTCGCCGCCGGATTGATTGCGAACAGCGAAGGGCTGACGCTCACAGAAAAGAATATGTTTCTTGCGCAGTACCTCGGCAACACGCGGATGCTTCAGGATTCGCAACTCAGCACGCAAGTTGGAACGCAGGCGAGGAGCGCGGGCTAAGTGCCAGGTGCCCTTGCCCAAGCGGGCGCACAACCGATCAAGCAGCCGAAGTGGACGCCGATCCACATGGGGCGCGCGCAAACCGGGCTTATCACCAACCGTGCGGCGTTGCATGATTTCGCAATCGGGCTGTACGGGAAGTTCTATGGCGCCGGCGCGGATGCTCTGCTCGATGGCAGCAACATCGAAATCTCGCCGCAGCAAACATGGAAGCATCGCCCCGGTCATTCGGCATTTTGTACGCTGCCATCGACCTGCCTGACGGTTTACCCGTTCTTCAATGCGGATGGAACAATCACGCTGTATATGGACACCACGACGGGGATTTACACAAATCCGTCGAGTCCCACATTGTTTGCGTCAAAGGCCAGCGGTGCTCTCCAGACTTCTTTTTTGCAGATTGGTGAAACACTCTATCTGGCCGATGGCGTCGAGAATCGCAAAGTCATTGGCGGAAAAATTTACGCATGGGCAATCAACGGACCGGCCACAGCCCCGACCGTCGTTATCGATAGCGCGCCAACCGGCAGCACGCCTTGGACTGCAAGCACCGTTTATTCCACGATGGGCTTGCTGATCGATTCGAATACGAACGTGCAACAACTCATCAGCGTCAATGCCGATGGAACGAATCCTCCACCAGCAACCATCGGAACATCGGGAGTAGGCGAGCCGGTCTGGAACAATACCAGCGGCGGAACGGTTACGGAAGGCAGCGGCTTGCAGTGGACCTGCTACGGCCCTGTGGGTTTGTGGGTGGCAAATTCCACCTATACGGACGCTTCCGGTCCCGGTTCGTTGGGCGCTCCAGCAATGATTTTCGACACGATTTCCGGCAACGTGTTCATCGCCAACGGAACAGGAAGCAGCGGAACGTCGCGGCCTAATTTCTCCGCGGTTCCTTTGCTTGGCTCGACTCATGCGGATGGCGCGATTCACTGGTTCAACGTTGGACCTCCGAAGACTTGGACGCCGAGCCACGCGTATGCTCAATGGGGCGCGAGCTTCGGTGCAAACGATAACAACGCATTTGTGACTGAACCGACTACGCCGCAAGCCGCGGGATACGGAACGGCGAATCAACAAACCGTATTCCTGCAAGTGACAGCGACTGCGGCGGGAACTTCGGATTCGAGTCATACAGGGCCGCAATGGGCAAGTTCGCAAGCCAATCCTGTGACGCGCGATGGCCAGCTGAATTATCAGTTCCTCGGCTCGGCAACGCGCGCGAACTCTCATAGCTACACGGCTTGGCAGGCGGGCACGCCATTTTTCAACGTCATCAACGATGGAACGAATTTTCAGGTATGCCTCGTCAGCGGCATCTCGGCAGGGTCGCCACCGACATTCAGCGCAGCGTATGGCGGCGTCACAGTGGATGGTACGGTGCAATGGGTTTGTGTAGGTCAGACACGCACATGGGCGGCGAGTACGAAATGGTATCTTCCGGCAGTAGGCTTCTCTCCGCCAGTTTCCAATGTGAATCCTTATGGCGGCGCGGCGATTATCGATGCCAACAATAACGTAGAATCCGTCACGAATAGCGGAAAATCAGGTTCAACGGCGCCAAGCTGGGCAACCGCGGTCGGAGCGACGACTTCGGATGGCACAGCCACCTGGACGCTCACCGCGCTTGCGGCCACTTTTAAAGGGAGCACGCCGCTGGCCTTCACCAAAGGCTATGGCTACGTCTATGCATGGAAATCGCGCAGTGCGACGGATTTCTATGTGACGAATGCGCCGAATGGGCAATCGGGCGCGCTGGGCCCTCCGACCGGCTCAGGTTCGGGAGGCATTACGACTGCCTCTCCGGCGTTTGAGATGCCGACTGGATCGAATGCCGGAGCGGTCATGCAAGTATCCGGTTCTTGGCCCACGGACACGCAATACGACACCGTGGTTGTCTATCGCTCGACGGATGGTTTCCAGGCCGGTCCATATCTCGAACTCACCGAGATTGCCGCGCCCGCTCCCGTGAATGGCGCCTATCAGGGTACATGGACATTCTTTGATTCGGTGCCGGATACAAATCTCAACGAACTCATCGAAGCGGATACATCGGGCGAGAATGCGCCGCCGCCAACAGGACTCCTGAATCTAGAGCTTCACATGAATCGTATCTGGGGCAACGTCGGGAATGTCGTGTTTGCTTCCAGCGGTCCGGATATCCCCGTTGGCAACGGCAACGGCTATGAAGGCTGGAATGCTTCGAATACATTTCCGCTGCAATCGCCAGTCAACAAGCTGATCGCCACGCAAAGCGGCCTTCTGACGTTCACGACTGCGGATGTCTACATCATCGCTGGCGGCCCATCGATCCCGCAGTTCTTCGTCTGGCGCATCGCGCGCGGCATCGGCCTACTTTCGACCAACGCCATTCAGATTGTTGGCGGCGAAATCTACATGGTGACTGCTGATCAGCGATTTATCGCTTTTCAGCCGGGAGTCGGACACTCAGAACCGGGCTTTCCGATCGCGGACCAGATCGCCAACTTCAATCCAGCGACCGCATACGTGACCGAGCACGCTGTCGGGACTGACCCTTCGGCAATGTTCGTTTGCAACGGTTCAACGGGCTGGTTCCGCCTCGTTCCGCACGCCACGCCGGGATTCATTAGCGCAGATCAACCCGTTTGGTCGCCTTTCGCAACAATCACGGGCGGTTGCACAGGGGCGCAATCGGTCACAACCTCAGCGGGAGTTCGATCGCTGCTTGTTTTCCAGTCCGGTGGCGTGATTCTGAAGCGCGATCTCACGACAGCGCAGGACAATGGCGCAAATTTTAGCGGAAATTACACGGTAGGTTCGATTGTCGTGACCCATCCGAGTCAATTGGCTGAATTGGGCTTTATGACGTTCGAATTCTCGAAGGCTGGCAGCCCGACACTGAGCTATTTGCCCAATGAAATCAGCACGACAGGCGGAGCGGCATTCCAGGCGTTCACATCTTCGGTGTTCGATCCGCCGTTGCTCTACGGAACGACTGGCACGCCATCGTCTTACAGCCCGAATCGCTACTATTTCAAACAGACGACCAACACGAATCAGCTTCCACCGCCGCTCTGGTGCCGTCACTTGCAAATCAAAGTGACATATCCATCGGAAAACGCTTTTCACGAACTCTATAGCTTCGCGATTGTCGGCGCACTCTACGCCGAGGCGGGAATGTAATGGTCAGCCTCGAAGACATCCAAGACAAGCTGATCCCGATTTCGGCGCAATCCGGGCCGACGCATGTTATCGCTCCGCTCGCGCCAAGTCAGGACACCACGCCTGACCAGATCGCTTATTTCAACCGACCCAACGCCATCCCGTTTGTGCGGCATTCGCCCCTGCCTGCGGCTGCCAACGCGCAAATCAATGCTACTGCGGCAGCCACCGCAACGACCATCGCCGAGCAGGTCGTTAAGACCACGCCATCGAATATTGAATTAGACATACCGGATATTTTTACGCCGGTTTCGCAAATCGTGAAACTGCCTGGGCCGCTTTCTTTCGATCTATCGCTCGAAACGGAAGGAACCGTATTTGCCGCTCCAATTCCATTCATCGGTGGATATGGCGATACGCAGAGTCTTTTTAAGGGCATCTCATCGGACCCGATCAATGTGGCAGTGACGAGCGGCGGAAACAGCGAAGTCGCAATCTGGATGCAGGCATCGGATGGTGGCTCTCTGGTTTTTACTTCTCCATGGACGAACTGGCAAAACAATTCCGTCGCCAGTATCAACGCCCAGTTTGTTCCCGCAAAGGGAACCACCATTTCATATACAGGTTCGGGTGGAGGCGCTGATTATGCCGGTATTTTGGTGCTTTTGGGAGCTTCTCAACTCCCAGCGGTAGTGCAATCCAAAACTGGTTCCACGTCGCTGACTCCGCCGGGAACGGTTTCAACGGGGAATTTCGGCTCTCCGAACACGGCGGGCAATGCTATTTTGGTGATGGTTGCCGTGCATAATGTCAGCGGCAGCTTCGACCTTTCGGGATTTTCAGTTACCGATACGCAGGGCAATACTTACCTTACGATAGAGCCGGAACCGCCGCAGAACATTCTGGATACGGCCTGCCTCGCGTTTCTTTGCCCTGTCATTGCCGCAAGCGCAGCGAATTCCGTAACAGTACATTTCCCGGCGCCTTCCGGTAGCGCGACTGTAACCATTTCTGCGTTGGAATTGAGCGCAGTGTTGGAACAGGTGAGTTTGTTTCCTGAATTCATTCCTCTGACATCTGGCTTCATACCGCCGATTGATTTATCCAGCGTAAATGTCAATGGTGGGATCACAGGAGTGTTAGGCGCTGCTGATGGCGGAACAGGGCTTTCATCGCCGGGCACGTCGGGGAATGTACTTACTTCAAATGGAACCGGATGGGTGTCCTCATCTGGAAGCGGCATTACCAGCATTAATAGTCAAACCGGACCTGCGTTTACAATCGCGGCTGGCTCGGGAATTTCTGTAGTCACAACTACAAATACAGCGACTATCTCCGGTGGTGGTGGAAGCCCTGGGGGATCTACAGGCGACATTCAAATCAACAATGCAGGTTCGTTTGGCGTTGCTCCTACAGGGGCGGCTACGCTCACAGGTGGCGGCTTGAGCGTTACAGGCATGGCCATCACCATGAATGCGGGCGCGGCGGGAAATATCGTCATTCGCACGAATGGCAATTTGCAGATGGATTCGAATGGTTCCAATGTCCTGATTGGCACGACGTTTAGCTCAAATTGCTTTCTTGGCGGGACAACCTCCAACGTAACTGTGGGGCAAGCATCGTCGAACTTGTCTTTTTATAGCGGCACACTCACCGCGCAGCAAACAGTAGCGGGTTCCCGCTCAGGCGGTGCCGCGCTTACGAATCTGTTAATCGCACTCGCCGCATTCGGCCTCATCATCGATGGCACAACGCCATGACCGTAGACCTTCGCCAAGCGACTGAGGAAGACTTCGCACGCTTCAAGTGGTGCCTAAGCCAAGACGATGCGCACAGAGAGCAGGATGCCGAAGATTGGCGCAGCGCCCCCGGAGAATTTATGACGTTCTACGACCAGCGAGGGAATCGCGTGTGGGTGCGCATCGAGCGCGTCATGCGCATCAGTATCCAGCACGATCCTAATGTGTCTAAGCAGGCGACAAGCAAGATTCTCTATCGAGGCTCGCGCTGGTTGATGGGTGAAGCTCGAAAGAAAGGTTTCACAGAATTGATCTTTGAATCACGCGCTCCGCGCCTGGTTCAATTCTTCAAGACTTTGCTAGGTTTTCAACGGTTGAGGGCTAACTACAGTGTGCGGAGCTAGTACTTCTCAAAAAGCCTTGGGCGCAGGCTCGGCCAATTTCTACAATACGCTCAAAAATTCCTATGCCCAGAACTTTGGCTCGCAATCGGCCATTCTGAGCAATTTAACTAATGCATTGCAGCCAATCCTGCAGGGCGGGCCGAATCAGCAGGGATTCTCTGCCGCTGAAAATGCGGCCATGAACAGCCAGGCCATCAACAATGCGGCGACGGCGAATCGAAATGCGCAAGTCATCGCAGGCAGCAACGTTGGCGGGAATACTGGCGTCACGACGGGCGGCCAAAAACAGCTACAAGCGCAGATTGCAACAGGAGTCGGGAATAATCTTTCCAATAATCTGAATCAAATCACGCAGGCAAATTATGCTACGGGACGGCAAAACTTTTTCGGAGCAGAGAGCGCTCTCAGTGGCGTCGCAAGTCAATACAATCCCACTGCGTATGCAGGGCGGGCGTTGAATGCAGGTAACGAAGCCTTTGGACAGGCTTCTCAACTTCAGCAAATGAAGAATCAGGAACAAGCGGATATTGGTGGAATGGTTGCAGGATTCGCCCTTGCCCCATTCACTGGCGGAATGAGTTTGAGTAGTGCGGCAAAAGGTTTGGGCGGGGTTGGTGGCGGTGTCGATGATATGGCATCTAGCGCAGGTTCCGCAGCGGACTTTCTGGGATAAATGAAACGTCTAGAAGCCATCTGCGATTCGGTGGCGATGGTAAACCACTACTACGAGCCAGAGTCCGAGTCCTATGCGATTCGTAATCCCGGATTGCTGCTTGCTGACCCCAAAAATAAAGCAATGGGTATCCGGGTCTACGGTTGCCATCGTGGAGGTTACGCATCATTGCTCGACGTGGTGAAAAAACAATGCATCGTTGCGCCGGAAGAACACATTGGAATGCTACTCACTCGACTCAATATCGCCCCCGGCATTCAGCAGGAACACGCAATCGACTTTATGGCCCGCTGTGCGAACAGTGCGCTAACACTTCGTACCACTCTCGGTTGGTTTAACGAGCCATGATGGAAGATACAGGCCGAACAAGCGGCGGATTTGAGGTTCCTGAAGGCAGCAGCTATGCCCTAAGCTTTCCGCATGTCGATACCGCGGAATCATCCAATCCCAGCACGCTCACACCTCCGGCGGAATCGGGACTTAGCGGCGCGTCGATGGCAACTCCCGCTGGCAACCCGGACATGGGGAAGCCTCAGCCAATTCAGCCCGCACCGCACCCGGCGGAAACGGCAGCAAGAGGCGTATTTGCAGCGTTGAGCGGTTCCAGTGGGCATCCGATGGATTGGGCGCGCGCGACGATCGCAGGTGGATTGGCGGCGGCAGCGAATGTAGGTCAGGTTGCACCGGGACAAGGTTTTCTCGCGGGAGTGGGCAAGGGAGCACAGGCAATCCAGCAGCGACAGGATCAACAGCAAGCCATCGCGCGCCAGCAACAGCAGCAGCAATTCGAGAACGCTGAAAAGCAGAAAGCTGACACGCGCGCGCAGCAGGAACTCGACAATTCAACGGCAACCACGAAAGCCCAAGTTGCGCTCCATAACGCTCAGACTCTCGCGGCCATACATGCTGATCAGAATGCTCAGGCGATGGAACCGTACATGGAGGCGGAGGCCAAAGCAAAGTTCACTGCAGTCCAGCAAGCGCAGGCCGAAGCGCGTCAGAATCTAAAAAAGGTGCTCATCGAATCCGGCATGAAGCCAGAGGATGCCGATAAAAGCATCAATAGTTATTCGGAGGCTCCTTCTGGTGGGGCTGAAGCAATAGGTAGTGGCAATGGCATGATTGTGCACAACGGAGAATCGGCAAGTGCAGGCGAGGATAGTCAGGGCGTGCATTTGGCGAGCAATGGAGCTTCGCTATTTGACCAAAAAATACCCAACGATACGAAGGTGCTCACGGGCTATCAATACGACCCGAAAAAGGGCTTCGTTCCGCAATATGAGACGGCATCTGCGGGAACGAGTGTGGGTACTATCATCGCCATTCATGATGCGGCGGAAGACTATCTTCAGAAGCAACAGAAACAATTAACCGACCAAGCATCCCTAAAGAAATCCCAAGCTGAAACGAATCTCGCTGAAACCGGAGCGGTTAAGAATCTTGCTGAGGCGGACAAGGCAAAGGCGGAAGCGGCCAATCAGGGTCAAAATCCGATTTATGCCTACAACACGCAGACGAAGCAGACTGAATTAATTACCCCGCAGGATATGCAGGCTAAGCCGGGGGTCTACACGAATCCTGTGAAGGTGAAGCAGGGTGACATCGAAAAGGATAAGGAAGCATCGTTGCAGCTTAACGATGCTCAGATGAACCTTACGCGCGCAAAATTGGCCTACGATAAGTACGATCATCTGGGACCAGTCGATCAGCGTGCGGTTGCCGCGATTCTTGGTGACGATAAATTTAAAGGCCAAGTCGGTCTATTTGGCACTCACGCCGAAATTCCTGTCGATTGGTTAAACAAGCTACTCAACTCAGAGAACTACCAGCAACTGAGTCCACAAGCTCAGGCTGCTGTGACGGGATATCTCGGATTGAAATCTGCCGCGATCGCCTATCAAAAGGCCGTCACGAAAAGCGGGCGGTCCAGCGATAAATCCCTCGCAATCGAAGAGGCGATGCTTCCTGATCCAACATTACCGCGAAATGCCCGGGCTTCGATGATGGATCGGTTTCAAGAAAACGTGAATCAGGTATCCAAGGGATTGCCGTTGATTCCCGGCGTCGAACGTCCGATGGATGTTCGCGGTAATTTGGAAAAAGAGGACGCGGCAAAGCAGGGCGCGACTCACGTCTACAATCCGGCGTCAGGGCAGGCTGAGCCCGTCAAAAATATCTTCGGCAAGGTCATTGGGCATAGAGGCCCCAATGGCGAAGTCGTGAGGGATCAATGAAGAGAATCGTACATATCCCGAACATGGGCCATGTGGCGTTTCCTGACCACATGAGCGATCAAGATGTTTCAGGGGCGGCGCAGAAGCTTCACCAGCAAGCCAATCCGAAGGGAATTGAGGACGTAATTCAGGCGTTGGTCAAGACGGAGCAAGGCCCATCTTCCAAAACTCACGAAAAAATGGCGACGGTCGCCCAAACGCTAGAGCAAAATCCAGCGTTGCTTCAACTCGCTATTTCTGGTCTAGGCGTGTCCCAGCCCGCCATACAAGGCGGACCAAGCCAGCCGGGAGCGCCAGAATCCCAGCAACCACAACCAGCAATGCAAGACTCACAACCCAATGCATCAAGTTCTCAGCCGAATACACAAGGATCACCGCAGCAATCAGCCCAATAAAGATTTTAGATGTCTTGTCCATTTACCGCTTCCTTTCAAATTTCAAATCGGTCATCCGGTCTAGGCGATGAATATCGCCTTCAGCAACTGCCGTGTCCATTCGCAGGATTTGTAGCTGGGTATTCTGATACCAAAATTGCACTTCGATGATCGCCATTGCGACTAGGAGCAAGATAACCAGCTTTTTCACAGTCGTTCTCCTTCACCATCCATGTTCCAATTTCGCCCCGTAGCTGAAAATAGAACTTTGGTACTACGAAACGCAGGAGTCAATACTCCGTGCCAAACGGCATAGCTGCCAATCAAACCTCGCAATCGCCGCTCCATCTGCGGATCACGGACGGCAATCTGACCGCGACTCTTGGTACGTTTACTTTTGAGGCACAAACCGTCCCCCTTACGCCGAATGCCACGAACTACGTTTTCCTCGATTTGAGCCAGGAACCACCGGTTCTCACCGTGAATACGACGGGCTTTCCAGCTTCAGCCGTATGGACGATCGCTACGGCGGTGACGAACAACAGCAAGATCACGCAGCTGACCGACTCGCGCCCTCAGTTCAACAAGACATTCAGCGGCGGTGGCAGTTCCGTAGGGATTTCCGGCGATGCGCAATTCAGCAAAGGCGATGGCTCATTTGGGAATGCGGACTCGGTAGCCTCCGGCTGCACCGTCAATCTGGATACGAATATCGGGGGCGGATTGGCGATCACCATTGTGAATGGTGGCGTAACGATTACGCAGGATCAGGATTTTGGAGTAATAGCAGGGGCGGCAAGCTTTGAATGCACGGGCGGGAATCTAGGATTCACCGCTGATGCAGGGGATATCAATTTTCAAGCTACAGCAGGAAATATGAGATTCGGAGCTGCAAACCAAATTCAATTGAATGCCCCCCACGCCAACATCCCAAGCCTTCAGATATTCGCGAACAATGCGGCGGCCATAGCGGGCGGCTTGAGTCAGTGGGATTTGTACCGCACGGGCGCGGACCCTGACGTTGTTTGCATCGTTCACTAAATTTTGCTCGCCTTTTTCGGCCAGCAGCAGCACCAAAACTCCTCCCTATCACGAGTACCAAATGACATGAAGAAACTTCTCGGCTTTGCATTGCTGTTTTTCTTGAGCGCGATCCCGGCATTCGGACAATCCAAGGCTGGCAGCGTTACGGCAGCCAGCACGGATTGTTCGGTATCGGGCTCCTGCGTCTCGATGACTCTTTCGACTTCCGCCGGCGCAGCTACGATCACGGTCGGTGGCTCATTCTCCGGCACGCTCAACTTCGAGCTGTCGGGCGACAACGGCGTGACCTGGACCGCAGCGCCTACGGCATCGACTACCAGCGCGGGCGTAACCAACTTCAACGTTGCGGGCTACAGCAATATCCGCGTGCGAGGCAATCCGTTTGCGAGCGGCACCGCAACCATAACCATCTTCGCGGGAGCAGGTTCAAAACTCGGTGCTGGAGCTGCCACGGGAACGGTGACCAGCGTTATCGGCTCTGCGCCTATTGCATCGGATGGGAATACAGTAACACCGACCATTTCCTGCCCAACCTGCAATACCAGCGCAGCGGCCATCACCAACAACGTACTGGCGAAAGGCTCTGGGGGCGCTCAGGGCCTCGCCAACTCCAGCATAACCGACGATGGGACTACGACTACTATCACCGAGCCAACCGTCAATTCTGCTGCGGCTGCTGCTTCTACTTCATCGTTCTTACTCTCTGGCGCTCCGGTCACGGGCGGCACGGCTACCACCAACTTTCCTCAGTTTTATATCAACAAGACAGGCAACACCGCGCCTACATCGTTCAGCACCGGCGGCGTTATGTCGGGCATCAATGCGCCCAGCGGATTCCTTGGGAATTTCGTAGAGTATCACCTAAACGGAGGTGCAACGGTATTCTCCGTGTCGCAAACCGGCGCAATCAGCACGCTTTCCACACTTTCAGCGGTAGGTGTCGCGCAGGCTTCCAAGTATCAATCATCGACGAACTGCTCCAGCTCAGCTTCACCTGCCGTGTGCGCATCCGCCTCTATGGGGACGGTGAACATCGCGGCAGCAGCAACAACGATCACGGTCAACACGACGGCAGTAACAGCGAACAGCGAAATCATGGTAGTTGAGGACTCGTCACTCGGGACAAAACTTGGGGTGACTTGCAATACGACAATAGCGCGTACCTACGCGGTTACTGCTCGCACTGCGGCCACGTCATTTGTAATCACGGCAAGCGCGGCCCCTGTAACCAACCCGGCGTGTCTGTCGTATTGGGTGATGAATTGACCAGCCGGGCGTAGTCGTAGCGGATGGCGATTCGATCACGGCGGGAACGGGCGTCACGACGGCATGGCCGGGAATGGTCAGCAGCCCGACCAAATATAGCAATTACAACATCGCATTTGTCGGGGCGAATTGCAGCGCAGCACGAACGGCGTACCAGCCGTTGCTCGTGGCGGGACAGACCAATGTCCTTTATATCTGGTGCGGGACCAATAATATCGCGGGAAGCCAATCCGCAGCGACAACGTATACGGCACTATCAGGATACATTTCCGCCGCGCGTACATTCGCATCCGCCAATTCGTTGACGCTGAAGATCATCGTTCCAACGATGCTCTCGCGGGACAATCCCGCTGGCCTCGATACCGTAAGAGCGCAATACAACACGCTCATTCGCGCGAATACGGCGGGAGCGGATTTCGTAGTGGATTTCGATCCAACGCAGCTTGGCTGCAACGGTTGTGCAACGACTTCAGGGCTTTTCAATGCGGATTTGATTCACCCGAACAACGCAGGCGAAGCTATCATCAATCAGATGTTCCAAGCCGTTTTGCCGTAGTCTCCGAGAAAAAGAGGCTTTCATGTCCGATACGACGATCCAAATTCCGCTCCCTATCAAAGACAACACAACGGGCGGCTGCAACTTCTCGCTTGTCGATGGCGTGCTCTTTGTGACGGATGATGATCCTCCGCCTTCGACAATCACCGGTGTCACGATCACAGGGCCGACTACGGTACAAGAAGGCGCTACGGTCCAATTCTCCGATGTAGTGACAGGTACAGGCCCATTCAATCCCGCTGTGACGTGGAGCTGCGATGACGGGACCATCTCGCCTAGCGGCCTGTTCACCGCGCCGCTCAAGGTGGAAACAGTCAACATCAAGGCTGTGAGCGTTCAGGACCCGACAGTCTTTGCCGTCTATCCTATCTCGATTGCGCTTCCCGGCAACACGGTCAAACTCGGTCCATCAGGCGGTGACGATACCGCCGCGGTGCAAGCGGCGCTTAACTCCACGGCCAGCAAGGGCCAAGTGCTGGAACTTACGCTCGGCACCTTCCATGTCAATCCGCTCACCGTTCCCGCTGGCACGAATCTGTTGGTCGATCCCGGAGTGCTTGTCACCGACCAGTCGGCCTACTCCAGCCATGCGGTGATGTTCAACATCGTTGGCTCGAACGTGAAGATTACGGCGACGGGCGCATTCTTTCAGATGCCTCTGAGCCTAGCTGCAAGCAAGGCGGACAAGCAGGAATACCGTCACTGCTTCGCTATGCAGTCTGCGCAAATCTCGAACGTTACGCTCATCGGCGTTACGGTAAAGTCGGCGGGCGGGGATTGTCTCTATGTCCGGCAAGTCAGCAATCTCATTGTCTCGAACTTCTCAGGGACAAGCGCCTATCGCAACGGAACCTCGGTCACGGGGCAGGTCAACAATGCGACCTTCACGAACATCAACAATTTCGCGAATGGTGGAGGTGACTTCGACTTTGAGCCGAACACGCCAGCAGACTTCCTCACCAACATCGCCATCAACAATCTGACGACGGGCGGCGGAACGAATGGCGGGCTAAACTTCGGCCTACAGCACCTCGACAGCACATCGAAGCCCGTGAATATCGTGGTGAACGGGTATACTTCGACAGGAAATGGCGGAACGAGCGGGCCGGGATACCCAATTTTCTTCGACTCCAATCAGGATGGCAAGACACCAGCGGGAGGCACCGTTGTCGTCAACAACATCAACATCTCGAACTCGCCCAGCGCGGCCATCTACGGAAAGAACCAAGGCGGAAACGGGCTCTGCCAGTTCACTTTCAACAGCATCACGGTCAACAATCCCAACACTGGAGGCGCAGACCGCTACGGGGTTAGCGCTGTGGTCGGCGTGGAACTTTACGGCGGACAACCCGGTCCTGCTGGCAACGTCACCTTCAACCCGACCGCTATCAAGGCAGGAGCTAAAAGCACGGCTTATTTCCAGATAGCAGGCGGGGCGGTAAACACGCAATTCAACGGTTCGTCCTCGACTTGTACAGGTGGCGGAGCAAACTGGCGCGTGACCTATCCGTGAATCTGACCCTAGTCCGGCAGACGCTGACGCCTGATTCGACTACAGGCCAGCTTTACATCGACGGCCAGCCCTTTTGCTACACGCTCGAGTTGCCGGTCATTGACGGCTTGCCGGGGAGCGCGATCCCGGAAGGAACGTATCCGGTTGTGCTCGCGCCTAGCCCGAAGTTCATGGCAAGCACGGATGATTGGGTGCTGCGGTATGCGCAACTCATTCCCCACATCTACCAGATTCCCGATCGCACAAACATCCTGATTCATTGGGGAAACACGGCCAGCGACACGGAAGGCTGCATCCTCGTCGGCCAGTCGCTTGGCACGAACTACATCGGGAACAGCCGTCTCGCGTTCGAGCATCTATGGGATCGCATCGAAGGGCCAGCACGCAGCAACGACTGTACGCTTACTGTTCAGAAGCAAAAACTCGTTGATTTGATAGGAGTTCCATGAAACTTGATTGGAGTCATTGGCTCTATGGTCTGTTTGCCGCACTCATCGGCGGAGGCGCAAGCTCGGTAGGTTCGGCGTTCGGCGCCATGTCGATTGCTCCCGGCCAATTTGGCGTTGGCGGCGATCCTGGCTGGAACTCGCTCAAGCTCATGATTCTCACGTTTGCCATCAGCGGAGCTATCGCCACGTTCGCATATTTGAAGCAGTCGCCACTTCCGGCTCAGGTCGCTACAGTCACGGAAACCAAGACTGATACCATCTCGATCACGCCGAAAGATGGCAAGTGATCGACCAAATGATGCCCCACGACTGGTACAGCATGGGCGGTCACGGCGTCATCATCACCCTGCTGGGCATCTTATTGAAGCGCGTGCGCACGATTCACATTGAGTTGAACGGGCACGGGAAAAAACGAGGAGGATGAATGCTCATTGACCTGCTGGTATTGGTAATCGTGGTGGGCTTGCTGTTCTATGTGCTATCGCTCTTGCCGCTTCCGCAGCCGTGGAAGAATATAGCGACAATCCTTCTCGTGCTCATCGTGGTTCTTTGGCTGCTAGGCATGGTGGGATATCTCGGCCCGGCGTGGCCTGTATATCATCATCCCCGATGAGTCTCCTCGGTCAAATTGCGCTCTTGTTTATCGGCTCGACGCTGACTATCATTGCGGCGCAAGTCGGTACGCAGTTGACACTTCACCGCGAGAACAAGAAGAAAATCGCGGACTGGATGCGCGCCGTGGACGAGAATCGCAGGCTCATGCAAATGTTGATTACCGAACACCCGCTCCACACGCATACGGAGAAAGCTGGCACGCTGACCGCCGAGCGCATCAAGCCTATGAAAGTAACGGTGTAGCGGGGGAACATGATTGGACGCAACTCTCGTAATCGTTTTTCTCGTTCTGTTCCTGCTTGTCACCGTCATCAGCCATGCAATCCAAATCTATGTGGTGTTCCACTCGCAGCGCCATATGGAGGAATTGCAGCGCCAGCACAACGACCTGGTGAGCCTGCAACTTTCGCAGACCAAATCTGAGTTTATGAAGATGAGCCACGCCGCGGAGTCGCTTAGCAACCTGATTACGAAGCTGTTTGACCCGCTCAACGAACCGCGCAATGGAGGATAAAATGTCGAGTGGCCCCGGCCCGCATGGGCAAGCGATCGGATTATTCAAAGTAGTAAAAAAGCAGACACTTCCCGGCAACATGGTCTGCGTCACATTTGATGCGGTGAACTCAGCCGGAATCCTTATCCAAATCATGTCCTCCGAAGATGCTCGGTATTGGCAGATCGAAACGGTCTACAACATCCTCGGCACGACTCCGTGACCGAATGGCTGCTGATTCCTGGCTTGCTTCTCGCAGCGTGTGGCTTCGCGGCGGATAAAGCGCCGTCACTGTTGCGCTGGTACTTCCTCGCCATGTTTCTCAGCATCCCGCCGCAGTGGGGCGCGGCAAGGTTCGTCGGCGAAGAATCGCGATACTACCTGCTGGTTTATTGCATCGTGACTGTCGCGATTCTCGCTTTTGTTCTCCTGCTCACGCTCTATGACCTGACCTGGCATCCTACGCCGTTTCGCCTAGGATTGGGCTGCTCGATATTCGCTCTTGGCGCGGTATACGTGGCCTACGCGGGCATCGGGACGCCTTCCACGGCACAGTGGGCGCAGCTCATCGAATCGTTCGTCCTAATTGCGTGCTCCGGCTGTATAGGGCTTTCCTCGCAGTTCAACAAGGCTCCCAGCTGGCGCATGATCGGCCTGACGCTCTCGGTGTTCTGGCTGCTTCAGGGCGCGTTCAGGCTCGGCTTCATCCTCAACATCAACAGCCGAGACTGGCTCATTGCCAACGATGTGATACCGCCCTTGCTGGCGATCGCATTTCCGGTGTGGGTTGGCTTTCAACTTCGCAGCGATTTTGGAAGTGGTACACGGCTAGCGTCTCGCTAAAGATTGCGCCGATCGGCAGCTTAGGTTGGGTGCAGTACTTGGGCTGGCGGGGAAAATTCGGGCCGGGAACTTTAAGCACGGACGAGCAGGAGTGGGGCTTTGGGCAACCGAGAACGAGCCTCTCTGAATGCCGGGAGCTACTTCCAAAAATAACTTGACCTATTGCGCGAACGGGTTAGACTTTGCGCGTGCTTGAGATTCTAAAATCAGCTATCCCGTTGATTGTTGTACTAATCGTAATCTTGGTAATTTCTAGTAAAGAAGGAAAAAAAGAGGGGAAGGTCATCATGGGACTCGGAAACTTGCAGGCCGCTGTTGCCGCGCTCGCCACAGCGCAGAATCAGGTCATTGCTGACGTACAGAAATTGCTGGCCAATCAGTCTACAGGGCCGCAGCCGGGGCAGGTAGTGGTCTCGCAGGCGGACATCGACGCGCTCACGACTTCGGTGCAAGGCTTGACGGCTGCTGATGTTGCCGCCGATGCAACGGTCAATCCCCCGGCCACGCCTCCAGCTACCACGTAAAAAGGAGAACCATGCGAAAGATCATCCCGGCCCTGCTTTTGGTTGTGCTCGTCGCAGCCTGTTCGCCGCTGGAACGCGATGCCTATAATACGGTTGTGGGGGCAAAAGGGTTTCTCGATAGTGAAAAACAGAGCAACAACTGCGCTACGGATACGTCTAGTAAGGCGTGCGGGCTGATTGCTCAGGGCGTGTCCGCGAAGGATGCGCTGCTCGATGCCATCGCCGTCTATTGCGCGGGGCCAACGTTCAACGCTGGTGGAGCGTGCAACCCCCCGGCCAAGGGCACTCCCGCTGCGGTTCAGGCTACGGCTAAGCTCCAAGCTGCGCTGACCAGCTACAAGACCATCGCAGCCGAAATCAAGATCGCAGGAGGCAAGTAAATGTATCTCTCGCTGATCGACGTTGGCCTGACCTTCCTGCAATCGTTCCTCGGTGGCCTCAAGACGAGCAAGGCTCCCGCTGATGTCGTGGCTGCCGTGCAAGCCGCAGTAGATGCACTATTCGCACACAAGGCCGACATCATCAGCAAGGCCAATCTCGATGCTTTGCGCGGCTAAGTCTTAAAAACGGATTCTCCCTCGGCACAATCAGCCCGCATTGAGCTTCGGCTTGATGCGGGCTTTTTTGCGTCTATCCTTCACGTTTCCGCCTTCGCATCTCTCGCCTAGTAGCCTGCCGCCTGCACCTATCGCAATAGGTCTTATATTTCCTACGCTTTAGCCCACAGCGCATACAATTCCCATTCTTTACCTGCTCGCGTTGCCAGAGCCGCTGGCGGGACACTTCCTTTACCATGTGTTCATTCTAGCAACAAAAACGTACTAGTCAATAAGAATGTTCTTGACGTGTTCTTGACGCTTTGCTATCGTATCTCCAGCAGCAAGGATGGCCTAGGGCGAGGCGCGGCACCCCAAGTGCTTGCACCCGACCAGATACCTCGCCCAAGCCATCCGAAGGGAGCCGATATGCAAGCCACGGAACTAATACTTGAGGGACGACAGGCGCGATGCTCCTATTGCAAGACGATTCAGCCGAGTTCTAGGGAATTGCCTTTCTTCGAGTTTCGCGGTGAAGGTTCCTACGATGCATTGAACGGCTGTAGGCACTGCGGATACTTTGAAGTGGCTCACAAGTCACCGCTACCGCGACATTTAGCGGGTCGATGCTGCGATCATTTTGAGTCACGTGGAGCGATGGAATACGACCTGTATTATTGCGGCTGCAAAGGATGGGACTGAATGGACCCCTACGAGCGCGAAATGGAGAACCAGTGCGGCTGTTCCAATGACGGCTACGACGAACCTGAAGTAGAAGCCGCGCCCACGATGACCTTCGGCGAGTGGCTGCGCTCCAACCCAACAATCCCCACCGAAGAGGACAAGTTCCGCAAGAAGTTCAACCTGGCACCGAGGAGCCGAAAATGATTGTCGCAGAACGATTGCAAAAGGTCTTAGGGTTGAACCTTAAGCGTGGTGCTCATTCGCCAAATTCTACTTTCTGCGTTATGGAGGCTGTGGCGTATGTCGCAGGCGAAAAGTGGAGCGATTCGCCAGAATGCGCATGTCCAGTGATTGCAGCATTTTTGCGCAATTGGAATGATTCGCTCCCAACCGATGCTGATCGTGATCGATTACTAAAACCGCTCATTCCACGTTTGGTCGGGACGCGAAATCCAAAACTAGAAGAGCGTCGCGCCTGCATGGCTGCTGATTGGCTAGCGCGAATTCACACGCCCGCATGGCTTCGACTCGCCGGATTGACAAATCAGGCTGAGATACTTTCAAGCCTTCCAGAAATAACCGCGTTCAAACAGGTCCCATCGATTCGCGGGCCATTCGAAGCGGTTAGAAAAGATGCGGATGCCGTGTGGGCTGCCGCGGGGGCTGCCGCGGGGGATGCCGCGAGGGATGCCGCGAGGGATGCCGCGAGGACTGCCGCGAGGACGAAATTAGCTCCTACTGTCGAAGAGCTTCAGCAATCCGCGCTCAAGCTCGTTGAACGGATGATTGACGCATGACACTCGCGCTGCTCGTCAAGCTGTTCTTTCTCGGCTGCGCTCTGCTGGCGCTAGTGGGCGTGGCGTGGGGCTGGCTGGATCGGCGCAAGGCGGCAAAGCAGGCGGATGAGTTGCGGATTCACGTTTACCAGAACTACGGATTGCGGCAGGTTTGGCCGAGCAGAGAAAGACGGAGCACACGAAGATGAACGAAAATATCTTCACTTTCGAGACGTACTTTTGCCGATGTGGCGCGTGTGGCGGCCGCGGCTGGCACGCAGATCGCACTATCTGCAATCGCTGCGGAGGCTCAGGCAACGAAAAGCGCATCGACGAGCACATGAGCCTAAAGACCGCGGTGCGCAAATTCCTGGACGCGGTGAGGCCGCATTGAGAGTTGACCCTGTAGCGCTGGCAGCCTTGGTCGTAGGTGCGGTGGCGATGAGCCTAATTCTGGCTGGCTGGAAGGGTGTTTATTTGCGGAGGCGAGAACGTGGCGAGTGAGAACTACGATTGCACACACCCGCAATGTTGCCTCTGCTTGAGGCGCGAATGCCAACTTCCCATGACATTTCCGCGATTCAAGAAGTTTGGCACATTGATGTGCTGCGTCGATTGCATGAGCACGGCGGTCCATGTGGCGTATGAGGCGGCGCGGAGGCTCGGCAACGTCGAAGAGAAGCCTTGTGGACGAAAGCCGTGAACTCCCTCCTCCTTCTCGGTCTAGCGATACTCGCGCTGGCAGGCATGCTGGCGTACAGGAATAAGGCGCTGAAATGACGCCGAATCAACTCATTGTCCAGCTAGGTGTGCTCATCGAAGAGGTTGCACCGCCGCGCTATGACCGCCAAAGCGGCGCCGACCAGCCAATATCAGCCGAGGAATGGGACATCCTGAACGAGCGCTGGCACATGCTCTATGTAATGAACAAACCGAGAGGGGAAAGCAATGGAGAACGAGTTTCAAATGGTGAACAAGGGTTTCCGTACTAGCCAATCAATCGCTGAAATCAGCAAGGCGTTCGTTAAAGCGCAATCAGAGTTCAATGCAGCGCGCAAGGACAGTGCCAATCCTGCCTATCGCTCGAAGTATGCGGACCTGTCGAGCGTGATTGAGGCGACACAGGCGGCGCTAAACAAGAACGGTATCGCCATCCTGCAAGCTCCGCAACTCGAAGGGCAGATGGTGACGGTAACAACCCGGCTGCAGCATGAATCGGGAGAGTTCTACGAGTCAGACCTATCTCTTCCGGCAGTCCAGCGTGATCGATTCGACGCGCAGAGCGTGGGTTCGGCTATTACCTATGCCTGCCGCTATGGGATGCAAAGCGTTCTGTGCGTGCCGCGTGAGGACGATGACGGCAACGCAGCCAGCGGCGTAGGAACGAAGGAAGTGGCTCAGGCAGTGGCCAAGAAGAAGATCGAGGAACACGAAGCCAAGCAGGCGAATCACGTACCAGCTATCTTCTACACGTGGTACGACGAGAGTCAGACCGCGCGTATCGAGGGCGACAAAGCCCTGATGACGGCAAACAAAGACCTGCTGGAGCCACTGTGGGATGGCACGGTGCGTGCCGTGGTAGCCAATGCCGACCAGCTAGAATCGCTAAAGTTTCACTTCCAAGAGCGAAACGTTAACTTCAAGCTGCTGAAATCGATCGAGCCGATGGAAACGCAGCTCAAGAAGTCGATTGAAGCGGTGAAGGCAAAGAAGGGCTGAGATGCGCTGGTCGCAGGTCAAAGATCATTTGGCGCTCTGCATCAAGGAAGGGCGCATCCCTGATGATGAGCCAATCGTGCTCAAGTTCCCGCGCCAGCTGGCTAAGAAGCGCATCAAGAACACCGAGGCCAAGAAGCGCGTTACGTGGATAGCCACCCCGGAAAACTACAGTGCCGTCCATGCCGCGCGAAACTACGTGATCGAGGCAGTCGGTGGGAATCCGGTGATCGCGGATAAGCTCATCGCTGAGGTGCTGATGACGATCCCAGCGGAGACTTGGCGGAGTTTTGAGGAGAAAGGCGACTGTGAAGCGTGACAATATCCTGACCGAACTAAGGAACTTTGAGGACCCGCGCAGCTACGTTCGGCGCGACGAATCCGAAGTACTTTACGGCAAGGACTGGAAAAAGCGCGTGGCGGAACTGCGAGAGCGATGCCAGGGGCGTTGTGAATTCATCCGGCCAGCGGTAATCGATAGTCGAGGTGCGGAATTAATTCCCGCGCAGCGATGTTTCAACGAAGCCGCGGACCCGGACCATGTTACTAAGCGCAGCCAGAGACGTGATGACAGGCTCTCCAATCTTCAAGGTTTGTGTCGTTTTCACCACAATTTGAAGCATTCAGAAAAGCATCCGCAATGGACAAAACGTGAATTACGGCCCTGACATCTACGTCGGCTACTGGGTGATGCGCCGGCGCTACGAGCGCATATTCGTGCCGTATTTCAAGCAGAACCCTGATAAGCCCGTACAAGGCTATTGGGCGCAATGGAGCACGGAATGGAGATTCTGGGACGAGGAGTGGCCGGATGGCGTGGTCGAAGGCGAAGCGGCGCGAATGGATGCGGGAATCGCGGAAGCGGCAGCGAGCAGCGGAAGGACGAACCGTCAAAGGAGCATGGTCTAAGCTGGTGGAAAAGTATCTCGGCATCCCGCGCAAGCGTAAGTATTGGCATATCGCCCAGATCGAGTGGAAGTTGAGACACAAGCGAGGGCTAAAGCCGCGCGCGCCGATCCCGATTGACCGCGCAACGGCCTTACGCTGCGTCCTGTCACCGCTGAGGCTCAAGCGCTGGCACGCCGCCGAGAAGGTGCGCATGTACGAGGCGAATCCGAAGCGCGGGCTGCACGAGAAGGACAGCGAGTGAAGCCATACTACGAGCACGCAGGCATCACGATTTATCACGGGGATTGCCGGGAGATTTTGCCGTCGCTAGAGCCAATGGATTTGCTGTTGACTGACCCTCCCTATGGAATCGGGGTGGCAAGGCGGACATTCGGGGCTGGTCGAATCAATGGTAAAAGCGGTCTTAAAAACGCCAATGGGGATCATTACCAGCCGAAAGAATATAAGAAATCTGACTGGGATGATGAACCAGCGGACGGTGAACTAATCAGATTGGTGCGGTCACTTTGTAAAGATCAGGTGATATGGGGCGGAAATTATTTTGAATTGCCTCCATCAATGCGCTGGCTTGTATGGGATAAGTGCAACGATTCCAATGATTTCTCGGATTGCGAACTAGCTTGGACGAATCAGGACAAGGCCGTGCGCATGTTTCGCTATCGGTGGAATGGAATGCTGCAGGAATACGGCGGACGCCACAAAGAGGAGCGCCTGCATCCAGCCATGAAACCGCTACCGCTGATGAAGTGGTGTCTGAGCTTCTTCCCTGATGTACGGACTGTACTGGACCCTTTCTGTGGCTCAGGAACGACGCTGCGCGCGGCGAAGGATATCAGCATCAATGCTATAGGTATTGAGCGCGAAGAGCATTACGCAGAGATCGCCGCCAAGCGCCTCTCGCAAGAAGTGCTTGACTTTTCCGGCGGTGCTTTATAAATTCGCAAACGGATAAAAGTTTCGCTGGGAAGTGGTTATCCAACGGCTCCTCAAAGCAGCCGCCTTATGCCACTTCCTCAGCGACTCTTATAAGCGAAATGGCTTTGTCCCCATTTCCTGTTCAATCCCGAGTCTCTCAGCGTCACTCTCGCAGCGCCGTACCGCAGCCCGCGCTGAAAATGACGTGTTCAGTTTGCTGGCAAGGACCGTTCTCATGGGAACTCGCGTCGAGACAAGTAAAGAGCGTCCATACGCGTTGGAGTCAGCTCATTTGGTTCTTCAACCGAGTTTCCTTGAAAACGGTCTGCGCTGTGCATATTCCTCATTTCGCAGGAAGATAAGCCACATTTCAACCGGTGAGAGACGCTCAACACGGCGGGCGTCTGATAGGTCTGGTGTGTGCGCGCGAAACCGCTGCGTAATTGCCGTTTGGCTGGAATCCAGCAAGGACTAGCTCTAAACACGACTTGGAGATGGCTAGGGGCTCTGCCCCCCGCCCCCCGAAGTCAAAGGCCAAGAGCAAAGTCAAAGGCTAGGGTGAGAAGGGGCGCCGTGTGCCTTAAGCCTGCCACGCAACATTCCTAAAATAGTCCTTGACAGATATTCGCACATATTGTAATTAATGAGCATGAGAACCAACCGCGTAGTAGTTCTGCTGAGCGACGACGAAATGCAATTTCTCTTGAATCAGGCGTGCGCTGTACCGCTGAGCATTTGGATTCGCAATCTGATTCTCAAGCAACAAGATGGCAAGAAAAAGAGCAAGTAGCGGGGGCGGGGCGGCTGACGGTCTAATGGAGAGGGACGAAGATGGAAGAACTAAATTTTGGTATTGAGGGAACCGAGTCGGATAAAGCTGAGATTTATTGGCACCATCGTAAGCCAGCACTATTGCCTTGCCCATTCTGCGGTAGCGAGATTTTATTGCTTGAAAACCTGACAGATGCAGATGATTTCTACGTGCATTGCCAAAGCTGCAAAGTCCAGCAAATAGCTAACTACACGCGAGATGAAGCGATTCGACGCTGGAATAGTCGTGTTTAGCGGGCCACATCTAGCGCGGGAGGAGGGGGACAGGGTAATGTACAACCGAGTTGATGCAGTAATTGGAGCGAAAACCCTTCGATGGTTCGCTGCGAAACGCCCTGACCGTTGCTTCTACTGCGGCGTTGCTGTTGTTTACACACGCAATCAGCGGAATGGAGATTTCGACCCTCGCAATCCAAATTTGGCGACGAAGGATCATGTTGTTCCAAGAGCAAGGGGCGGTCGCAAGGGGAAACACAATATCGTGAAAGCGTGCCAAAGGTGCAATTTGATGAAAGGTAGTCAACACATCTCGAATCTTCGCGTTGCTCTTACAGGTAAAAGAGACGGATATTTTTACGGTGAGATTGAGTTTAGCAATAGACAGAGCGTGCGCCGATGAGCAACGCAGAGACACGCAAGGGGCGCTACGAATGGAGAATCGAGAAGTATGGGACCACATGCGCGATATTTGAGGGAGACCGCCGGGTAGCCTATTTCTATGGCGCAACCGACGATTGGACGCACGAAGAAGCCAGAGCCAATGCGGAAAGGGCTGTTGGAAATGCATCTCCTGAACGCGAGCGGCTAGCTAAGTGGATGATTCAGCATGGCTTCGCCACAGGTCACGGCGATACGTTTGAGGATTTGTTGGATGCGATGACATGGCAAGTGGCTGAAAAGAGGAATCCGGACGAAAGGAAACGGCGATGACCCGGAGCAACCCTAAGCCGGTCGAAGGGGCGCGAGAGCTGCTGGTGAGGCTGCGAACGCCTTATGGCGCCCAGGGATTACTTCTTGAGATTAACGCTGAGATGCGCGAACTAATCGGCAAATTTACCGGCATGGATTTTAGCAACCCCGCCGACATCTACTTGGCGATGCGCCACTTAGAGGAGTTTCTAAATCGGCAAAATAATCGGCACGCCGATGCGTTGGAGGCCGCTCTCTCCGCTGCTCCCGCGCCCACGGCGATACCTACCGTCGATGAAATAGCTGAAGCTATGGCGGATGCGCGTTTGTGGAAAGGTTCGTGGACGAAGATGTGTGAGGCTGAGCGTAACGTCATGCGCCAAGGTGCAGAGGGCGTGTATTCGTTGTTGGAGCGCTGCGCAGCCAAGGAGCAAGCCGATGGACAGCGGTGACAGAGGGGCGGAAGGCGCGCTGGGAAAATGATAATCCCTTGGAGAGAAGTAGCGATTGGTGATGTCACGATTACTGGCAAGCGCGGCGGTACTCTTATCGAAATGCAGGGAGAGTGTCCGCACAAAAGGCTTCAAGCGGCTGAGGATGGAGAGATTTTGACCTGCCTCGACTGTGATAGACAGGTGAGTGCATGGTGGGCGCTGATGCGTTTTGCGCGCCAAGTGGATAAATGGAAAGAAAGTATCGAGAGTCGCGCCAAAGAGATTGAGGATGCATCGAAGCGAACCGTTGTATTACGCGCGGCCCTAAAGGTCGAGGAGGCGTGGAGACGCAGAAAGTTCAAGCCATGCTGTCCACACTGTCACAAACCAATCGGGCCGGAGGATGGATTCGGGCGCGAGCAAATGAGAATCGTGAGCAGAAATGTCGTGTGCGGGAAGCGAGGGGAGCAAGCCGATGGACAATAGGGAGAGGGCGGCGAGGTGGCGTAGGAAAGCAGTTTTGTGCCAAACGCAGGGACTCCGCGACGATAGAGCAATGCATCGAGCAATCGTCTATAACGAATGCGCTGAAGAACTTGAGGCGGAGGCGCGTGCCGCCATCGAAGGGGAGCCACCGCGCAAGTTTCCGATTCAAAAGGCTACACCTATTCCGTGGAGCTTGGCTGAACGCGCATATCGAACCTATGCCGAACATTACGGTAGGCAGCAATCGCTGGAACGGTTAGCGGAGCGCGGTGGCTTTGGGTGGAGCGAGTTCTTGCATCTTTACTACGGCGACACGACATACGCCAAAAAGGAAGAGATGCAAGCGCGGTGGGATGCCGACGAACTAGCGCAAACCAAGTTGAGAATCGCTGAACTGGAGCGTGTGGCCCCTGCTCCCGCAAGAGATGGGGTGCGCGAGGCGATTCGTCAGCGAATCTTAGACTTGCCTGAACAGCGCATTGGTTCAGGAAATTCTACGTGGGACGACTGCGAGCCGATTATTTATCTTCGTAAGCGCGACGTGCTGACCGCGCTCGCAGCCAAGGAGCAAGCCGATGGACAAGCCATTTGATGCTGGCCCATGCATGAAGCACGGCGCGATGTGCTGTGAGGAATGCTCCGAGGAAGTGCGCGATATCCTCGTGATTATCGATCGATGGGAGCCCGTCGAAAGGTTCGTGGACGAAGATGAATGACTTTTGTCCGAATTTCATGAAGGGGGACAGGGCCGTCTCCGAGGGGCTGCTGGAGGCGCTCAAGCCATTTGCTGAATTCGGTCAATACCTGCTCGACCATCCGCGCAAGGGCATTAGTGAAGAAATGTACGGCTGGGACAATGCGATTTTCATCCGCAAATCGGATTTGATTCGCGCCGCCGAGCTGGAACGCGCACTGGAGTCCGCATGACCTGCCGCAAGCCGAAACGGAAGGGACCCAAGCCAAAGAAGCTAAAGATGACTCCAGAATTGGAGTTGGCGATGATTCGCGGCTCAATGGACCTAATCGCGCTGAGGTTAGGGTTTATGAGCTGGCGCAAGCTAGAGCAGCTCTCGCGGAAGGGGCGTGGCAAATGAGCAACCCAAAGTTAGTCGAAGGGGCGCTGCGAGAGCTTACTGAAGCTGCGCGTGGATTCATCGACGGTAAGCCTAAGACGTTGCGACGCTTGCGTAATGCGACCACTGAAGCAGAGCGGGCGCTGGCGGAGGCGCGTGCCGCCATCGAAGGGGAGCCTCAGCCAGTCGGTCATACAAAATATCGACTCGTTGAAGCTGGCAAGTTGACGGGTCACTGGGAATGTGAGTGCGGCGCTGACCTAGGCGACGCGCCGATTGATGAGATCAACGAAATTGCACTTGAACATGCGCGACAGGCCGAGCGAGTGCTCGAAGCCCCTCCGCGCGTTGAGCCACTAGGTCCGTGCATTTGCGGACCAGGCCACGTAGGTCACATGGAAGCCTGTCCAGCGGGATACATCAAGCCAGCCGCAGCCCCACTACCAACCGCGCGGGAGGACGCTTTAGCTAAGGAGATCATTCGCGTCAATAAATATCCTGAGAAATACCCGATTACGAAGGCTGAAGGCTGGCATGTTCTTGTGGATATGGCCGAGAAGGAGCTTGTGGCACCCCAGCCCCTCTCCGAGGGGCGGTTGCGGGAGGCGCTGGAGGCCGTGATTGCTGCTGACGATATCGGCCTCAACACGCAAATGGACCCTAAGTTCGCGGCTCAATTCCAAAAAGCTGCACGGCTTTGTGCCGCCGCACTGGAGTCCGCATGACCTGCCGCAAGCCGAAGTTTAAGGTGGGGCAGGTGGTGTGCGTCATGGGAAGCAAGTTGTTGCGTAGCTTTGTGCCTGACTATTTTCGCATCTCAGGAGTGAAGCCGTACGGTAGGACTTGGCAGTATCGAGTTAGCGACCACGACATGCGCGGGCCGTGGATTGCGCAGAAGCAATTACGTGCCCTTTACGCGCCGGAGCGTGGCCGATGGCCCGCGAAGGCGAGGATTTGCAGCGGTTGATGCGGGAGGAGCGGTAGATGGGGGCTGAACTGCGGATTATGGTGCCGTTGGTGCCGCCGAGCGTCAACATGTATGTCAGGCACACGCGAAGTGGGAGGCATTATGTCACAGCCGAAGGTCGATCTTTCAAAGAGGCTGTCGTTTTACTTTATCGACGGGCGGGACGCTTGGATACACGACGGTACGAGCTGGAAGCTACTGTGTACCTCGGCAGAGCCCAGCGTGGTGACGGAGATAACTTTTGGAAGGTTATTGCGGATGGACTTGTGGAGGCTGGGGCAATTCATTCGGATGCGGCTGTCACTGATTGGATTATGCATGTCCGGCGTGATCGAGCGAATCCGCGGACGGAAATCATAGTGCGGGCGGCGCAGCAGGAATAGAGGAGATGGCGAAATGAGCGGTGACGAGGCTTATGTACGAGTTCCAGTTGGCGCGTTCAAGTGGCTGATGGGCGAAGAGGGCGATTTCGTTCCTCCTCCAGATGCAAAAGGTAATTTCTGGTGGCGTTCTGAATTCCAGCGGCGCATTAAGAATTTTGCTTTTTGCTGGACACCGCCAATTAGGCAAGAGCAGCAGGCCATCGATCGCGCGCTATGGAGCGAAATAGGGCTGGCGATCGGGCGGATTGAATCTGCACTTGAGAGCGTCTGTGGCGAGCTTTTGGTGAAAGATGGACTGTTGAGCTATCGGACGCAGCAAAAGGCGCTCCTAGACGGCCTAGCGTTGAAACAGGTCGCAATCCTAGAGTTTCTCGTAGCGTTCAAACGGCAAAACGAGCAACTCACTGAAGAAAGCAGGGCTATTGTCAAAGAACGAGGCGATAGACTCTTAGCTATAGAACTATCTCTTGAAACGCTAGGACTTCAGCAAGATGTCATCGAAAAGAAGCTGGACGAGCGCATAGCGCCGAGCAAGACATTTGGCGATTGGTGGCACAGTGTAGGTCACACGCACATGCCTAAAAACGGCGAACCACCGATACATGCATCCATCGCGGAACTTGCTTGGAATGCAGCACTTAGGGCGCAGCCGAAGCGCAAGCGGGAGAGGAAGGGCAAACGGCTGGCCAATCGGACAGGTAAATGATAGGAAACACTAGCCTATCCGTACTATAGCCCGATAAGTTAGAGAGTTTTAATCTTGGCTTATCGGAGGCAACATGCGAATCACGATTACGAGCCAGGACATTCAGCGGATGAGCGAGATGAGCGCAACGGACCGCGTTTACTTCTTGGAGACAAAGTTCATCGAGCAGCGCCAGAGCTTTTGGCTTCAGCTCGGCAAGGGGATCGAGAAGATTCAGCAGGAGATGATCGCCAATGCTTGAAACGTTGCGCAAGATATTTCCCGCGGTTCACACGCATCCGGCGAAGCACCTACACGAATTTTCACAGCCTTTCGATCCGATGACGAGCGAGCTGCAGCCTGCTGAGCACGGCGTTGTGCGCCAACTGAGTAGCGAATCGATCGCGCGCAACGGGCTAGTGCTCGATTTCAGCGATGCGGGATTCTCGACATGGAGGGTGAATTAGAGATTTCCAGCCACGGGCCAAATCCAAGCAAATCAAGGAGAAAGCCGATGAATAAGCAGACAGATCGTATCCTAGGCCGAATCTCAGCACTCGCACTGCTCGCGTTCTCGTTTACCTTCGCATTGCGCGGGATGCAAGGCACGACGAGCTCGCCAGGCGAGCATGCGCACGTCGTTTGCGGGATAATGGGTTGTTCAGGCAACAATCCGAGCAGCCAAGCCGTGCACAGCAGCAGTCACGGCGGCGGAGGCGGCGCGATACGCATTTCGCCATGAATTTACCGCGGTGAGTGAGAGCACAAAACCGGGGCTGGTGCGAATGAGAGCGCATCGGCCCTTTTTCTATTGACAGCGCAAATCAGTAGTTGTATGTAGATAGCGTGCGCCACTCAAAATCCTGGGCGAAGCGCCTAGGTCTGCTGAGTGTCGAACCATCCCCGCATGAACAAGCTGACGCTGCACTTCAAATCCAGCAAGCGCCACATAAAAGCCAGCGAGCGCGACGAACTCCTCCTCAGCGGCGAAATCGCGCCCATCAGCGCCACAGAATACCGCTATATCGCCAAGCCACGCATCCTGAACAGCTTTCAAGCCCTCGCCAATCTCAAGCTCACCAAGCCAGCAGCCGATACAGGTTTCCTCGAAGGCCATTTCATCATCGAACGCGCTGGCAAGCGATCGCGCGACATCCAAGCCAAGCCTGGGCAACTCGAGATTCAGCTGAGGTTGCAATCACAGGCCGTCAGCGCCTAAATGAACACGAACGGACCGGACGCCATGATTGAGAACGTATTCCAGCAGGCAACATTCAGGGTCATTCATCCGCTTGACTTGGCAGAGGTTATTCGCAAAAGCCCATCCTATCCAACTCCGCAAATCCACACAGTTGACGTGCAGATAGCGGTAATCGATGGCGTGAGCTATATTCAAGACCCACTCGCCGAGCGCAAACTCCACGAATACGCCTAAAATGGGCCGATACTCAGCTATTCCTTGGATCGAGCGTCAAACGCTGAGATTTCGCATTAAACAGCGCCAGAATACGCATACACTCATGCCAGTCGGAACAAGCACAAAGCGCCTCATCATTAAGACTTGCCGCGAGATCATGGAATCAAAGAAAGCCTCTGACCGCGAAAAAGTCAAAGCCGCAGCCATCGCGCTACAAACGCTACGTGAGAAATACTTAGCTCCGGTCGGTCGGCGACGAATGAAGCGCGACGAAGCAATTCCTGAGCAACCGCAACCTACACCATCTGAGCAAGTTAGCGCGATTTTAGATCACGCTGCTGCATAGCTCAAACGTACTATGCCCGTAGTACTTCCGTACCGCGAAAGAAATTCGAATTTCCCAAGGCCGGTACCGGGGTGGGTCGCCCACGCCATGGGCTACGCATTTTGGAGGGCGGGGCTTAGCTTGACTTGCACCACATCTCATTTCATGGTATCCATCTCGCGGTATCCATGCGATGAGAATAGTAAAATGCATACGGTGCAACCATGAATGGCCTACTCGGCTTGAACAGCCCGTTCGATGTGCCAAGTGTCGGAGCCCCTACTGGGCTAGCGAGCCTAAGCGGGCAACAGTTGGAGTGGGCGGCAGCGATGGACGTGAGGTATTGGCGGATGCTCCACGCAAGTTGCCCAAGCTGCGGAGTCGAGTTCGAGAAGTGCCATCCGGCGATGAACCTAATCCCGCATTGGACGGGGGCGTGTGTCCGCACGGAAAAGAGCCCGGCAGATTCTGCTTCGACTGTCGAGGTACCGTGAAGTGAAGCTCTCGCACGCGGAAGTGGCGTATGAGCATCCGGCGAAGGGGATGCATCATTGCAGCGAGTGCGCGCATTACCGAGACGGGTATCCGCCGGGGATGTATCCGCATTGCGTGATTGTGAAGGACCCGATCAGGCCGGAGGATTGGTGCTCGAAGTTCAAGAAAGCCTAGTGCTCGATGAGTTTGTGGAGGCGTTTTCGCAGCTGCGCGGCACAGCGCGGTGGGAGGGGATGTCTTACCTCGTAGGGGAGTTGCTGGAGCGGCCGAGGCCGGTTATTTTGGAGACAGGGACTTGCCGGAAGCCGGGAGATTGGACAGGCGATGGCTGCGCTACGACTGTTTGGAACTGGATTGTGGAGCGAAAAAACGGGATGGCAGTTAGCGTTGATATCGACGCAACCTCCTGTGACATTGCCCGAAGAATCTGTCCGCGCGTACATGTGGTATGTGCGGATTCCGCTTCCTTTCTCCGGGGATTCTTTCCTTTTGCAGTTGATTTGCTCTATCTCGACTCTCGAGACTGGGGTCCGGAAGCGCAGCTGGAATCTTGTATGCATCAGGTGGCAGAACTCAGTGCTATATGGGAGAGGCTGCCTTCCGGCTGTCTGATCGCCAGCGATGATTCGCATTCGAAGGACCTGGGGAAGCCCGCCCTGACCCGGCGCCTGCTGTCGATTCTCGGCATCGAACCTGTTTTGGATTCCTACATCGTCGTGTGGAAAAAGCCCTAGCATGATGATCCTGGTTCCGAAGTCTGAAGCAGACGGCGAGAGCGTTCTCTCGGTTGCCGAAGCCAAAAAACAGCTTCCCAAATGGGAACTGGTTAATAAGCTCCGCCCCAACGCCGCCAACCTGATGAATCTCGCGGCCATCTATTACACGCTGGGCCGCGCCGAAGAGGCTATGGTTGCCGCCACGAGCCTTGTATCCGCCCTCGAAGAAGCCGGGGACGTGCCTGCGAACATCATGGCAGGTGTGTATCAGAATCGCGGGATGATGTATCGCGGCTTTGGCCGGTTCGCGGAAGCGCAAAAGGATATTTTCAGGGCCTGGGAGCTGGAGAAGAATTCCGATTACATCGGAATGGCGCAAGCCGAGGAGCATCTGCGCAATGGAAACTGGGCCGAAGGCTGGAAATGGCACAACCGCGCTCGTGGTACATGTTCAGGGGCAGCTTTGGCTTGCGGGCTCCCCGAATCCTGTAAATTCTGGGACGGAAGTGAAGTGCCCGATCATCTGCTCGTTATCAATGAAGGCGGAGCAGGGGACCGTATCAATTACACCCGATATCTCCCAATTCTTACTGAGCGAGGAATAAGCTGGTCGTTCTTCTGTTTCGATGAATTAAAGCCATTTTACGACCGTCTCCCCTGGATCGGCCCCTCCCGTACCATAGGCGAGAGCGATAAAAAGGAATTCTGCCCTCCGCCGTCCCATTGGACGACCACTTTTTCACTCGCTGGCCCGCTCGGCATCGATCCCCGCGCCATTCCCGACTTTCCCACACCCTACACCGCGCCAGAACACAGCGGAAAACTCGAACGCATCGACTCTCGCCCCGCAGTCGGCCTCTGCTGGAACGCCAACGAGCTTCACCAGGGCGGTTTGAAGGTGCGATCGCTCACCGAAGGCCAGGCGATGCGCCTGGTATGCATGACTGCCGACAAAATCGCTTGGGTCAACGTCCAGCACGACCACAAAATGCCGTTCCCTGTGACGAATATCCCATTCAAGACCTGGGAAGACACCGCAACCTTGCTGCATCATCTCGACGCGCTCGTTACCGTCGATTGCGGGACGCTCTGGCTCTCGTTGGGCATGAAAAAAGAGACCGCGGTCGTCCTGACAGCCTCGGAAGACTGGAAATTTCATCATAATTGGTCGGATCACGCGAAGCTGTACCATAATGGCCCTTCGACGCAGCTTTTCGACGCCGAGCGCGCGCTCGATTTGCTCATCACCGACATTCGGGCCGGACTCTGGCCCCCAAGTTTGAAGCAGCAACTCGCTCCTTCAGAAAGCACCACCACCACTCGCCCCGACATGGCGCTCATCAGCGTTTAAAGACTCCGATCAGGTCAGTCGGGGACGTTGCAGGTAAAAATCAATGGCCGTAATCGCAGATGCACTAAAAATCACACCCGCGGCAGCTCTCACCGCCACCGCGGCGCAGTCCGTTGTCCAGACGACCGCGGGCGGAAACCTCATCCTCAATGCTCCCGGCTCGAACAAGCTGAATGGCAAGCGCTTCAGTCTCGTCGCTTCCGGCTGGGCTTCCTGCACCGCGGGCACGTTCACTTCGACCATCCAGCCGATCCTCTACGGCGATACTTCGCTCGCCACGGTAACGACCAAGCCGCTATTCACTTCCTCGGCGGGGACGCTTGCTTATACGGGAACGACTGGCGCGGCGATCCAGTGGACGATGGCAGGCGTGTTTGAAGGCGATTCGACTTCCGGGCAGCTGTTCGGCAGCGTGCAATCGATCGTCGGCGGCACGCTCAAAGGCGCGACTGTCAGCGTGGCTCCGGTGTCGGTGCCCATCAACTTCGCGTCGGAATCCTCGATGATGAAATTCGCCATCGGCAACACCAACGCTACCACCGTGGCGCCGGGGCTGAAGTTCGTCGTCAATGAATTCTATCTCGCGCAAGAGTAGCCATGCCGTTTGAGTCGAAGGCGCAACAGCGATTCGCTTACGCGCATCCTGAGAAGTTTGGTGGCAAGGCGGGCCTCGCAGAGTGGTCCGCCGCCACCAACTTCAAATCCCTTCCCGAGAAAAAATCATCGGGAGTGCACCGCAAGGTGTACGTCTCCCGCATGAAAGCGAGGAAAAGTGCCTGACCCATTAGCCGACGCCAAAGCCGCACTCGCCAGCGCCAACAAGTTCCAGCAATCTGCCGGAGGGGCTGTCTCGAAGCCTGCCCCTGCCGCAGCCGCATCTCCTGCTCCGAAAGAAAAGACGCCGACGCTGGGCGATGAGCTGGAAGCAAAACGAGCGAATGTCGATAGCTACCGCAAAGCCTACGTCGAGAACTACAAAGCGAGGAATCAATGATGGACTCCGCAATGGCGGGCTTGTCCCACAAGCCGCGCATGCCCAAGGGCATGAAGGATGAACGGAAGCACGGCATCTCCGAAATTCATATCAAGATGAACCACGACGGTTCGCACCACATCACGCACCACATGGTCAATCCGAAGATTCAGTCCACGATGCATTCCGCGAAAGATCGCGAAGAACTCCACGATCATCTCGAGGAGCATCTTGGCGGCAAGCCGACTGATGCCGAGATGGCCGAAGGCGAAGAGACAGAAACGCCGCCGATGATGAGCAAGTAATGTCGCACCGCAAAGTCTACGTCGCGCGCCACAAGAAGAAAATCGGCCACATCGAAAAAGGTGGCTTCCACCGATGGCTCGGCAAGCCCGAATCGGAACCGATTACCGCCGCCGATATCGCGAAAGGCAAAGCAGCTGGCGGACACGCTGAGAAAATGGCCGTGTTCGCGGAGAATTTTGCCCATTAAGGTTTCCGAGCGGTTCACGCAGGCGATCGAAGCATACGTTGCCAAAATCGGTGGCAAGAAGGAGTATCACGCCCGGCGCCGCCAATGCCAGACCGACCTAAAGTTTCTCTCGACAGAAATTTTTCACCGGGATTTCTTCGAGGCTACGCATCGGCCCGTCATCGATTTCTTCCTGAAGAAAACGCCATTCCTTCCGGCGTTCCAGCAGGGCTCGACATACACGCTGGCGGAATTTCAGGCGGCAATCGCGAATCTAGAAACATTGGAGCGGCGCAAGGGGATTCTGCTCTACCCCAGAGGCAATTTTAAATCCAGCTTCGATGCCGATGACATCTGCCAGTACATCATCTGCTATCCCGACATTCGCATTCTCATCATGGTCGGTGAATCGAGCCTCGGAGAAGCGTTCGTCCCTGAAATCAAAGAGCGTTTCGTCCTGCAAGAGAAGGCTATCCCGACCGAGTTTCAACTTCTGTTCCCAGAATTCGTGATTGATACCGAGGCCGACAAGGACCGCGGAGGTGCTCAGGAATACTGGTGTCCGGCGAGACGCATCAAGCAGGTAGCGCCCACGCTCGGCTCCATCTCCATTCTCGGATCATCGTCGGGCCATCACTGCGATGTGTTCAAGTGCGATGACGTAGTGACCGATACCACGCCGATCGAGACTTCGATGTCGCGCAACAAGCTGGTGCGCAAGTTCGTGACGACGGCGAACCTGCTCGACCCGCACGGCGTGCTGGAACTTATCGGTACCCGTTACCACGAGGAGGACTTGTACGATCATGTGCGCACGATCCTCAAGAACTGCCGGTATCTTTGTGGTTCCTCGTGGACAGCCCTTCCGCACGCGCGTCATAAGAAACTTAAAGAGCTTACTGAAGGCGATGTGGTGCTCCTGTTTCCCGAGCGACAGGGCTTTGCGTTCCTTCGAGAGAAACTTCTGCTCGATGAGGACACCTTCTGCCTCCAGCAGCTCAACGATCCCAAAAAAGTCGGGCTCAGCGTCAAGTTCCGAATCGAAGACCTCCGCGCAGCAACTACGCGTATCCCGCAGAACCCATCGTTCCGAAGGTACAACTTTTGGGATGTAGCGACGACGAACTCCGAAGGCTCGGACTACACCGCCGGCGGCTGTTTGCTCGTCGATACCACCAAATGGATTGCATATCTCCATCACTTCATCATGGAGAAATACACGCCATCGGAACTGGCCTATCAGATTGCAAAGATGGCCAAGGAAACCAATCCAGAACGCGTGATGTTCGAGCGCTACACCGCGACCAACGCCTGCTGGCTTGAGCAGGAAGTGCGCAAGATAGGAGTCAGCTGGGGCTATGAAATCCCAATCCACACGATCAAAGTCGATAAAACCAAAGGCGCGAAAGGTCCTAGAATTTGTGGTTTGGAGCCCCTCATTAGAGGTGGACGACTATACTTTTCGAACTTGCTACCCAATCTGGACTCGCTCTTTAAGCAGTTCACCGACTTTACGGGCGTACCCCATCCAAAGAGAAACGATGACGGCCCAGACATGCTTTCGTTCCTCCGTCTTGTGATGCCCATGACCGGCATTGACATGCCGAAGGCGCAAGAGCCGAGCATGAGTTTCGGCCTGCAAACCATCGACAATTCGAAAGACAACGCCGCATGGATGGCCGCACATGGTAAGGACCCTGCCGTCCGTTCGTTCCTGCGTCCGCCCGCGCCACCGGTTCAGGTCGCGCCCGTCACGTCTGCACCAGGATATTTCCCCGGCCAATGAATTTCTGGCGTGAAGTGGAGGAAGGCTCGCTCATCCCATTGGGGTTTTCTTGCCTCCGAAAATATCCGCAAGCGAAGGCTATCAATCTCTGGCTCGTTTGGCTTACTTGGGGCGGAGCACATCCTCAGCTGATGCATTGCTGGCGGTTCGATGGTTTCAAGATTTGTAAAGCCAGATTTACGTGGAAGCCGGAATTTATCCATTTCCCGAACTGGGGATTAGACCCACTTCCGCACGGCACCGTCCACGCGATGAAATGGTTGGGTATAGGAATTTCAATTCGAAGCCATGCCTGAAGCGCTAATCGATAAATTCAAACTGTCCGGCCTCGATGCTCCCGTTGAGCGCGAGCAAATCTCCGTCGATCCCGCCGAGGATGCGCTCGCCAAGCGCAAATATGACGACGAAGCCGCACTCCAGATTCTCAAGCAAGACCTCGAATACGCCGAGGGCGACAAGCTCAAGCTCGAATACAACCAGATGTGGACGGCGAACGATGAACTCCTGCAGTCGCCGTGGCGCAACAGCTATTACTTCAATCCCGCGCGCGCTAACGTTCCGCGCTACACGCTCTCGAACATCATCGATGTAGTAGTCACCAAAATCATGGGCGGCCTCTTTTTCGAGGAGACGCCGTTCATGCTGATGGCGAATCCAAAGCTCGATCAGAAGATGATGTGGGCCAAGGAAGCTGTCGCCTCAACGCAGCTGCGGGAGATGGAATTCTCGAACGAGTGCGAAAAAGGATGGTATCAATGCGCCCTGCAAGGCACCCAAATCTACAAATACGGCTGGCTGGATGACACGAAGAAAGTCCCGGTATTCACAGCCGAAGAGGAACCGCAAAAGTTTTCGACGCCGCTGGGCGACAAGCAACTCGACACGCCGCAATCGGACAATTTTAAGCTGGAATGGGAAAGCAAGGATATTCACCGCCCATGGCTCAAGTGGCGGGACATTCGCTATCTTGCGATCGCGCCGACATGGAAAGAAGGCGACATCCGCAAGGCTCCATGGGTCTGTGATTCAGAATATGTAACCCTCGACGAGCTCGATCAGTTGCGCGATGACCCTGATTACGATATTCCCTCGAAGGAAGATTTAGAGTCACTGTTCTTCCCGCCGAATGACCAGCAATCGCCGCCGGGAGATGTGACCGAGACACGGCCCACGAACATGCGGGCATGGCTAACGCATTCCGAAGGCCGCGAAGTTAACGACACCGCCGATCCTTACGGGCGCAAGATTCGCTTTGTAGAGCGCTGGGACAAATACAAAGGCACGACAGCCCTGCAAAATAACAAAGGCTACCTGCTCATCAAGAACAAGAATCACGACTTTGGCGCGGTGCCATATCTCTCCTCGACGTGGCGGCCACTGCCGTCTTCGGGTTATGGCCAAGGACTCGGCCAGCTCATCGGCCCAGACCAGCAGATTGAAAAGGGCGTACTCTGCGCATACCTCGACATTCTGGCGTTCATTGCGCGGCCCTCATATCTTCGCGCCAAAACGCTAAATGCGCTGAATCAAGACATAAAAATCGACCTCGGCACCGTCACTTCGGTGGAAACAAATGGCGCGCCGATCAGGGATGCATTCCAGCTCCTCGAGCAGCCGAAGGTGGATGCATCACTCGTCGCAGCAATCGAAGCTGCTAAAAGTTCTGCATCGAACACCTCCGGTGCAAGCGAACTATTCGCATTAGGTAGTACGGTTGGCGCAGGTCGCGGGACTGGCACACGCTCTGGAACTGGCGCGCAAAACGTTGGTCAAGCTCAAGCAGGACGCCTCGACGGACCCATGGAGCGTTTCATCCGACAGGTCTTCGTTCCTTGGCTCTACATCATGGACGAGATGAATGCGAAGCGCCTGCCCGCGCGTTCGCTCCGTGAAATCCTCGCAGACGACCAAGAGCACGATTACACGAACTTCAATCACATCACCTGGCGCAACGCGAAGGTCGAGTATCAGATTCTCGCCGGGGCGCATCTTGGCCCGCGCAAGCAGATGGCGGAATTTATGCCGTTCCTGCAACAGCTGGTGAATACGCCGCCGATGATGCAGGCTGCGCAGCAGGCAGGACTCATCTTCGACTTCGATGTCTTTATCAATTCGTGGTCACGCTTGGCAGGCTTCCCGCAGCAGCAATCGTTCTTCCGCAAGATGACCGACGACGAGAAGCAGAAAGCGGAAGCCAATTCACCCGCTGCGGTTCAACAGATGAAGGGGCAGCAGGCGCAACAGCAACTCGCGCAAAAGGGCGAGCAGGACGAGAACAAGATTGCAGCTCAATCGCAGGGCAGGGCAGCCGAGAAAGTCACTCAGTTGATGCTTGAGAAAACAATGATGCCGGAAGGCGAGCATCCCACCATCGGCGCAGGATTCGGCGGATGAGATACGAAATCAAGCTCAGTGAACAGGAAGAATTGTACCTCCAGCAGATCACCATGCATCCCGGCTATCCCGTTCTGCTAAAGCTGCTCCAGATGGAGAAATGGGATGCGGTTGCAGAAGCAATGGCCTGCAAGGAATTGAGCATCGAGAAGCGCGCACTGGCTCTTACCGATGCCCAGCGCACCGATGTTGTCGTGGGCAGCATCACGCAGCGGCTCGAACGTTTCCGCGAAAGCTCCATGCCGTCGATACAACCCGAACCTGAGAATGCGCAACATGACCCGCTTTTAGCAGCACTGTTCAGTGAAAGGAACACACACTAATGGCGACACAGGTTACTCAACCAGTCGAGCCCGAAGTAACACAAAACGAACCGGAGAAGGACCCAGAAACCGGAAAATTCATATATCGCTTTCAGCCGCGCGACGAATCGGGGCAATTCATTGGAAAGGAGTACAGATTTTTATACTCCGACCACATGGACCTCGTTCGGCAGCTGACGGACAAGAGCGTCAACGAGCAGCGATACATAAATGACCTGAAAACAGGCAAGCGAGCGCTGACAGGCGACCCTGCTCTGCCGCGAAGCAATTACCAACCAGCGGCGGAGAGTGCCGAAGAAACAGAACGCAGAGAACGAGAGAGCTTTCGGCGCGTAGCTGAGAAGGAATTCGGCGCTCCGCTCGAGGAAGTCCGTACCGACATTCGAGAAGCCCGCGAGATGCGCGAATACACTCTGGCCAATAGCTGGGCGCTGGAGAATGAAGCGAATGGCTATTACACTTGCCCGCAGAACGGGCGCGAGATGGCGAAGTACCTAACGGAAAACAAGCTCGCCGTCACTCGCAAAAACTTGGATTTAGCTTTTGAAGCGCTGAAGGATACACTCGTATCGAAGCCTCAAGAGCAA